ATGCTTTCATGTTATCCAATTTTTCTTTGGTGCTCTACCCGCTACCCATGCTTCATTAAAAACAGTAGATGTATTATCACCTTTATATCTACCCTTTAAATCTCTCGCACGTTTTATTCTCCAATTAATCATCCTTAGTCTCCTCAATGTTATAGAAGAATTTGTCAGTATCTTCTGTTTTCCATTTTCTATCGTCTTCAACATTCCATTCACTGGTTTGTACTTTCCAATCGAATGGAATTTCATCCCTCACTGTAAATGAAGGGATACTCCAGATTAATCTATTATTTGGCTGAGCCGCATAATTGCCATTGTCTAATGCCAATACATGAGCGCACTTATGTTCGTGCGGAATTTCGGAATGATCCGTATCTACTATATTACTCTCTGGGTGCGCCCAGTCAACAGTAAAAAGATACGCACCCGGATGAATTTTCTTATCTTTGCCAAAAAACTTTCCTGATTGTCCGTCTAAGATATCAAAAGAAGTGACAGCAGGATAGTAACTAAAGCAATTCCATAACTCCAGCTCATCAAGTCTATATCCAGGAACTTGATCTGCTCTAAATCCTCTTTGAATGAACGCGGAGATAGGAAGGCGATAAAAGACTGCACCATTTTCCATAATTGCATGAAATAATATGGGACGTCCCGTAATAGATGCCAGGCCAAATACAATGCAGTCTTCAACTTCTCCATGATGATCTTCAAGATCATAGAGATATTCTCTCCTGATCTGTGAATACATCACAGGAATGTTTGCATTGAGATAGGCCATGCATAAATTATTTTATTAAAGCGATTATTGCAATAACGACTATTACTATAATAACAGATTTCTGTTTATTAGCTTTAGCCCATGTCATTACTTTTTTTATATGGTCCATAGTTTTCTCCTATTTTTCTTTTATTGTACCCCAGTTTTTACCCTTTTTATAGTTAACTTTATTTTTAACTTCAAGAGTAATAGCATTTTCCATTGTTTCCTTTACAATTAAAGCCTCTTTATCATTTTTTATGGAAAGACACAACTCATCATGTATCTGTATCTGAGGTAAAATTCCCTTTTCATATAAATTTACCATTGCTTTTTTAGTCATGTCAGCTGCACCCCCTTGAATTAATCTGTTTAAAGCTTTGTAGGTAAACGCGGATTTGTAATAATTGTCAAAATTCTTCATATAATCATCAGCAATATGATCTTTAAATTTATCTAATAATTCAGATTTGAATTCTTTTTCTGCATTTTTTTTTGTTAATATTGGAACTGGCTCATATCTATTAATTGTATTATTCCATTCTCGATTTCGTGTTTCCCATTTGTTAAATCTGCAGAACCTATCCTCCAGTGTAAATAGTAATTTATGTTCTTCTGCAAACTCAATTAAATCTTGGGATAGTTGTCTTACAAAAGGTACCGTGGCATGATAGGTAGCAAATAATTTATTTGCTTGTTCTCTCGTAAGATCTAATTCTTTTTGTAATTTTATTTTACCCATCCCATAAAATAAGCCCAGGTTAATAGTCTTGGCCGTGATCCGTGGTATTTTAGCCATGTCTGCTACGATCTGGTGAAAGTCTGCGTCGTCCTTGTTAAATTCATCTTGTAATGTATCTGTTCCGGGTAAGCCTAACTTTAATGCGTAATGCACAACTATCCGTGGTTCCTGTTGGCTGTAATCGAATGATCCCCATACACACCCATCATCAGGAATAAATAATTCCCTCATCCTTTTCCCAACCATACCTTTTGCTGGAATTTGTTGTAGATTAGGATTAGACATAGAAAATCTTCCAGTAACCGTTCCACCTTGGTCTGATCTAATTTGATTTATATCTGCATGGATTCTACCTTTATGTTCATACTTAATAATTGTATCTATGAATGTAGTGTGGGCCTTGTTTATCTCTCTGGCTTTTGCTATACATTTGGCCAAAGGATGGTTATGAGAAGAAAGAAAATTTTTTGTAAATGATGGAGAATTTGTTTTTTCAGTGCGGTCAAAAGGTAGGTGAAGTTTTTCAAAAACTTTCGCGATGGAACGTGCAGCCCATATTTGAACATCTACTTGTGTTTCTTTTTTTACTTTTAGTAGGCATTCTTTTTCTTCTTCAACTAATTCTTTTTTTAATTGTTGAGCGGACTCGGTATCTACACGAACTCCTAAAAAACGCATGTCGACCAAACAAGGGAAAAGATCAGTCTCCAACTTAAAAATTGCTTCCAGATCTTGATGATTAATTTCTTTTTTTAATTCTTGCCAAAGTTCAAAAGTTATTTCGGCATCCTTTTCTGCATATGCGCCAACATAAATGGCAGGTAGTTTATACATTTCTGCCTTAGCGTCAACACCCCATGACTTTGCTGCTTCATATAAAGCTGTTTCATCTTTTCCTTTTCCAGTGTATCTTTTAGAACAATTGTTTAAGTCATAACGCATTTGATTTTCATCAACAAGGGCCGATGCAATCATCGTGTCCACTATTTTACCGTTAATACTTAAACCTAGGGTCCTAATCCAACAAACGTCATACATGGCGTTGTGAAATACTTTTTTAATATTAGGGTTTTGAAATAATTTTTCGTTAAGATATTTCCATGCTTCTTTGGAAGGAATATTCTTGACTTCTTTGTGATCAAGAGGAAAATAAAGTGTTTGTTTGCCCGTGGCTATAGCAATACCGCATACCCAACCGTTATCTCGTACTGCTCCTGACCCTTTATCTTTTAAATCTGGATCATAAGTTTCCAAGTCAACTGCAACAGTATCAATCCCTTTTAAATCAAGATCGATTAGTTGTGGAGCTGAACACATTATTTCTTTTCCGTCAAAGTAAAACCATGAGGTAAAGGTTTAGTATGATCACCGTAATCTCTTTCAATAATCATATCAATATAGTGTTTTGCTTTTTCCAAATCTTGAACTTCTCCTTTATGTGCGTGTCTGCAGATATATTTAATAGCATTTCCTTCTGCAAATTGCAATTTGTTCTTGTTTATAAACTCACTCGGCTGCTCCACCATGTCCATGTAGTGACGGCCCCCAATTTGTTTACTGTAAACTTTCGATGTCATATCCTTTGTCCTCCTTTTTTGCCGCCATGATATATAAATTTTGTTTAGTACGTGTGACGCCCACATACCAAACCCGGTGTTCTTCGTCTTCTTTATCCAGGCTTTTTTCTGTAGCTTCTCTGATCGTTTTGGTATTATCCATGATCAGTAAAACATTATCCGCTTCGCCTCCTTTGGCTGAATGAATCGTTGATAGTTTAACTCTAGCTTCTTTGGATAATTCTTCACCAGCCTCCATCATATTTCTAATGTAGAGACTGTCTTCAGGTTCCGTTTCAAAAACTTCGAACCAGCGTTGAGTATGGCTGTAACCAAATTCTTTTAGATCATAAAGTCTTTCTTCTTTTTCTGGAAATTCCTTTCCAAAAAATTCAAATAAATCTTTGCACTCTGAGATGGAGAGTTGGGATCCTTGTGTCCATCGTTTATAATTTTCAATAGCGGCATAGAGACGAGTCTTATAACTCTTTCTCTTTTTATATTCAAAGTAAATTCCCATATCTCTGAGAAGTGGCTTAAGTTTTATTAATTTATCATTGTATCGAGCCAGCACTAACCACTTCCCTTCGCGTAAAGGCGCATCTTCGATAGAGGTAATAAATTGTCTGGATCCATCTTCATCTCGTGCTTTCCATTTTTTTTCTAGTCTCCGTTCCTTTGGTATTCTACTTAAAATATTGTCAGCAATATGTTGAACGAGTTTAGGAACTCGATAAGATTGCGGTAGTACTATTTCTTTTGCAGGTTCTTGTTGAAATCTTTTAACATCAGCACCCGCCCAGCCGTAAATAGCTTGATCATCATCACCAGCCAGGATAACATGTTTAGAATTTTTCTTTAAGATATCAAACATTTTCCATTGAATCGGCGATAAGTCTTGAGCTTCGTCAATAAAGACGACGTCATAATGTGGACATAGTTCTGACACAATGAAATTTTCGATCATATCTGTGTAGTCTTTCAGAGAATATGCTTTTTTATAATTATCTAATTCTGCTTTTAAAATATGTAATAAATTTCTATCCAAGTCTTGAGAATACATATCCGTATTATATTCTGCCTCAGTAGATATTTCTTTGATTCGAGCAGCATTAATTATATTAAAATATTCACTATCTGAATTAACAAAACCAGTTGTTTCTTGTCCGTTGCTATAGACTGTTACTTCTATTCCTAGATTTCTTCCTATGTCTTCGTAATGTTCGTCCTGCATCACTTCACTTTTCTTCATGCCTAATTTCCAGAATGCCAGGGAATGAAGAGTTCTAAAATGTTTTAATTCTTTTTCACCGATGTGTGGATTTTGATCCAACATTCTTTCTTTAGCTTCTGTGGCAGCCTTCTTAGTAAAAGCAAAATATCCTATCTTATCAATAGGAGTTCCTAGTTTAAGAAAAGTTCGAGCATAGTGCAGAAGACGTGTCGTTTTCCCTGTTCCCGGAGGCCCGAGTATTTTTCTCATCATTACCAGGTCTCCCTAGCTTTTTCTAGAAATTTTTCTCTAAATTGTTCAGGCATTGCTGCCAATTCCTTTTCAGCCTCTTTTCCCATTTGGTCCCAATCCATAAAACCATATTCACCATTTTCACCATAATCTACGTGGAGAAAACAATTATCTTCTTTTCTGTTTCCAAATCTAATATGAAATCCTTTTGGGCTACCATTAAATGGTGATTTATATTTTTTCAGTTTTCTGATTGTTGCTCCTAATCTGTGACGTTCGGTATAAACTTTGATCATGCTCATCGCCGCATCATTAGCACTAT